CAATAATCTCTATCTCTACAGGATCATTTGACATATCAATTTCTTGTTCTATTTTTTCTACTGAATTTCCCATTATGCCCTCGTATATCCTCTAGGATCATCAACTACAGCTTCCACTGTATCGTCATTGATTAACCTAAATTCTTCACCTTTAAATTTAAACCTAGTTCCAGAATATGATCTGAATATTACAAAATCGCCTTCTTTGCAATAAGAGCCATCAGGAAACTTATCCTTGTCTTTATAACAAGAGGGTCCCATGCCTATTACTAAACCGATAATAGATGCAACTTCTTCCATCCCTTTTAATTTATCTGGTATAATAACACCGCCATCAGTCTTTTCATCTAATTTTGGAATTGCAATTAATAGCTTATAACCTTTAGGTTCAGGTAGCTTACGAGTGATTTCTTCATCTAACTCTAGTTTTTTTGCAGAGAGCATCTCTGTTCCTTTTTGCAGTGATTTAGGTTCACAGTGACCTTGCGAGCTTTATGCCCGAATATTCTTATTTTAAATATACACAACTATTGACAAGTTGGGAAGGGCTAATCTTCAATATATTTTTTTTCATCTTCTTGCAACAGTTCTCTAGCTGACACAAGTCCCTCGATTTTTCCAACAAGCCTTTGGTATTCCTCGAAATTAGTAGCTCTGCCGGATGCCAAATGGTAAGAGACAACATCTATTTCCTCATTTATTTTTTTTATTAAGTGTGTGTAAATGGTATCATTTCTACTCACCTGTTAAATCTTTCGCTATCTCTACAGCCAGTCTCGTACCTTCTGAGACAGCTTCATTTTGAATCTTTTGAAGTTGAAGATCAGCGTCTGAATTATTTTTTGTAAGGGCAACACCAAGTCTCGCACCTTCTCTTTTGTTTTCAGACTCCAATCTTTCGGTTTGATTTTTATCATTGATCATTGCTTTCTGAGCATCAAGCTCTAATCTTGCCATATCCATTTGTTTTTTATGCTCAAGCTCTTGTTCTTTTATGGCAAGTTCTCTTTGTTGTATTTGAGTTAATGGATCTTGTTGCTGTCTCTGCGCTTCCGCTTGTTGGGCTTCGGCTATGTTTGATTTTAATAATTTTTCTGCTGCTTCTGCAGCAAGTCTTGATAACTCCTCTTCAGCGTCTTCAGGCAATGGATTTTCTTCATTAGGCATAGCAACACCAAGATTTTTTTCTATCTCTTTTCTATATTGGAATGCAACGTGTTCTGTTATGTGAGCTGACAAAGCGGCTTGTATTACCCCTGCAAAAGGTGATTGGCCAACAATTTCTTTTAATTTTGGATCGTTTGCTGCAGCCATATGAACTCTAATATGAGATTCATGATCTTGATATTTAAATGCTTTTACTGGCTCTTGTTTTAATATTGCCATATTTTCTGTTACAGGATCAGACGGCTTAATATCTTCTGGTAATTTTATTATTGAACTTGGATCTTGTATACCAAGAACTTCTAACATCTGTCTGTGAAGTTTTCCCATGTCATATAATTGTGGAGCTTGTTGAGCTAGTTGAAGAGCAGCTTGATACTGCATTACTCTTTGTGACATAGTTGCTGCATTAGGATCAGAAACAGGAATTACATCTATCCTATCATCAAAATCTTTTGATCTGGAAAAATCTCCCTCTGTGTCATATACATACTTATCATCCATGTACTCTTTAATTATTTTAGCAAGAAGTCTTAATTCTTTCTTTAATGCAGCATGAAGTCTAGCCTGAACTCCAGACATAACTTTCATGGATCTTTCCATTAATGCTAAAGTTGTTCCGACTGGTGCTTGGGCGTTAATGTCCCCAACCTGTATGTCGGCTACCGATCCTATTCTTCTTCCTTCGTCAACAATGTTTCCGAGTAATTGGTACAATACCGCTGACGGTTCTTTGTAAGGAATAAAAGTAATAGCATCACGGATTGCACCACCCGGGACATCAACGTCACGGAACTCACCCGGCATGAGAGGCGAATCATCACCTTTGATACGAAGCCCCCTAGCTTTAAGGCCAGCTGGCAAATTTGACAACGTACCGGCATCAATAAGCTGTCTGAGAATTGAGGTTGCACTTTTTGCAAGTCCTCCGATGAGGTGTATAAGTCCTGTACCGTAAAAGCCCAACCCGGGGAGATACCTGTAGTGGACGAAGTATTGTCTTTTCTTTTTCTTTTTGTCATCTTCGTAATAATTCCTTCTTATGGATAATATCTCTCTTGATGACTTATCTATAGTTACAACGTATGGCCTAGCTATACCGTCCTCTTCTTCAAAAGGCTCTGGTAATTCCATGTCAACGTGCATCTCTAAAAGAGTATGCCTATCGTCATCTTCTATTGTAGCTGTCTCTCCATCTAAATCATCATATTTTTCTTGTATATCTGAATAATCAGGCTCTGGTTCAGGAAGATCTATATCACGATAGAATCCATTATTTTGTAACTTTAATATATCATTAGCTGTTTTCTTCATAACATGAGTGTATCTTTCGCATGTCATAAGATCTGACGCTCCATAGGAAACCACAAAGTCTTCTGCAGGTACGAACATTGCACAAGGTCTTTCCATAATAGGATCGTAATATACTTTTTTAAAAGCTGATCCTGCAAGAGGCAACTTAAAAAGCATCTGTTCAGTCTCATCTCTGTATTCTGTCATCTCCTCCGTAAGAAGATAATTCATCTCATTCTCAACTCGTTGTGCTTGTTCCGTTTTTTCAACAGATAACTTGCCAAGTATCTTTGTTCTTACAGGTCCTGATGCTGGATAGATCTCTCCCATAGCTTGAGCTTGGAATCTTACGATTGATTCTGTAAGTATTGGATGGAAAACACCAGAAGCTCCAGCCCACGGCTGTTGTCTTTCTTCAATCTTCATTCCCAAAAGATCTAAGCCTTTAACATAGCTTTTTGCCCATTCACTTCTTGATTGCCTGTCAGAATCAAAGTTTGACATCAATTCACTTGCCATAGAATTTAAATCACCTTCGTCTATTTGCTCTGCTAAATTTTCATCAAAGCCACCATTTACTATTTCATCCACTTGATCACCGGTAAAATCTATAATCATGCCACCATCTTCTGTTTCAACTGACACAGCTTCTGGTGTTTCAACTTCTACAGTTATTTTAGTCTCTTCTACAAAATCATCAAAATTAGTCATTGGTGTCATTGGTTTTTCAATAGCCATTTTTAATTTCCCTAATAATATTCAACTGGTCTTGTGTATTTTGGTTCATCGTCCCAATCATCCATGCTTGTCCTAATCCAACCACCTTGCCTGAATCTTAACAGCGCTTGTGTAGTGGAGTCAACTAAGTCATCATGATCTCCAGCTGGAAAAGCTGCACATTCTTCTATAACTTCTTCTGCCCATCTTGTTGGTGGGTGCCAAATCACACCACTAGCAAACATATCCGTAACAGCATTTACTCTAGCTATCTTATCCTGTCCTCTACTTGGTGTAAACTCTGTAACTGGTATACCCATAGCTCTAAGTTCAAAAATAAGAGGAGATCCGGAAGCTTTTGCCTCTACAATCATTTGATCTGGCTCAAATTCCCAGTATTTATCGTAAGCTGCACGTTTTAATTCTGGAAATTCTAGTTTTTCTTTGTATGAGTCAATTAATATAAGATTTGGCTGCATAATTCCTTCAGCATTGGGCTGATGAAAGACTCCCCACGTTGTGCAAGCGCTATAATCCGCTCTTTGCGTTTTTAAGAAGGCTGTGTCCCATGATTGAATTATTGAATCACATGCTGGTAAGTCTTCTTTAGTCCATTCCTGCCACCATTCACGCTTTATTAATGCACCTTCTTCCGATGTAGGGTCCTGTTGGTACTGTGCGTTCCATTTTGCTACTGGTAATTCAGCTTTTAGTGCATCTAGTTCTTTTAAACTCCAAAACTCAGGCCATAATGGTTTCTTTGACGGCATAATTGCAGGCAATTGTATAACTTCCCACTCATTAGACCCTTCTCTTTCAACAGATTTAGTCATAATCTGCCCTGTAAGATCTTTTTTAGACCACCTTGTCATCACAAGTATGATTGCACCACCCGGTTGTAGTCTTTGTCTAGGTCCAGATGTGTACCATTCGTAAACTTTATTATAAACATCAGGGTTATATTCACCCATTGTAGCTTCTTGCTCTGAATGAGGGTCATCAATGATAAGAATATCAGCACCCTTACCTGTTACAGCGCCTCCAACACCTATAGCAAAGTAATCACCACGTTTATTTGTGTTCCATCTACCAGCCGCTTTAGAGTCAGTTGATAATTCTATTCCGGGAAACACTGATTGGAAGTCATTGTTCTGTATTAAGTTACGAACCTTTCTACCAAAGCCAACTGAAAGTTCTGCAGTGTGAGCTGTCTGGATAACTTTCTTATCAGGGAACTGCCCTAAGAACCAAGCAGGAAAAAGATAACTAGCAAACTCTGACTTAGTATGTCTTGGAGGCATATTGATTATTAATCTTTTTAACTTGCCACTAGCCACACGTTCAAACGCTTCTGCCATAATCTCATGATGCCTACCATGAATAAAAGAAGGCCACATCAAATTAACAAAAGGGAGAAAGTTTTTTCTAGCTGCATCTTTATCTTTAGATGATTGAAGCTCTTCCATTAATGCCAGTATTTCTTTTTGCTGACTTGCCGGTAAATTTTTTATATCTTTTAAGTTGTCTTTAAGAAGGGATGCCAGATCATTCATTATCATTCCTGCACTTAGGAGGTCGGCTTTCCACTATTGATTTAGCTAAGTCTATCATCCATAGGCATTGTACGGTATCTACTGCAGAGGCAATACTTAACGTCTTATCACCAAACTCATCCACAACCCAACCAATCATTACCGGGTCTTCCATTTCGTCAAAATAAGATCCGTCATCTTCTGACCAGCTTTCTTCTTTAACAGAAGATCTGTAATCAATTATGTTCACCACATTGTCTGACAATAAATGTTCCTCTGTTTTAGTTTATAACCATCTATATGGTTATAACCATCTATACTGTTATAAACATCTATATGGTTATAACTATATATAACTATATATAACTATATAACTATATAAACAAACAAAACATCTTTTTAATAAACTATTTTTATAAATACGTCAATGGGTAGGAATCATTTATTTTTTTTTTACTTATTTATATATATTTGGGGTTATAGACATCTGTATTGAAAATAAAAAAGGGGTACCCCCCTTGTAAAATTTTATGAATTTACTTGTGCAACACTCAATGTACGTGCGTGAGGAGGCGGCCATCTATACAGGGGGGATAGGGAGTAGGTGGGGTAAACATATACTGTAAATAGTTTTAATGGTACATCGTAAACAGCCATAAACTTATTATACAGCTTTACTTCTTTATCAATGCATTGAGCTTACCAATTAGATCGTGTTCTATATCTGCTGACGATCTATCCTGTTTATTATCTACCTCTATCTTATCAGTCCATAGCCCTAGATTTTTTCCAACAAGCTCTAAACTTTTAACACGTACACTATCTGTAATGTTCTCATCCTTACTGAACGCTAACAAGTCTTGTATTATCTGTTCTCCTAAAGAGACTGTCTGCATGCGTTGCAAACTATCCTTTTGATCCAATAACCTATTAATAGTTAATGTTATATTAACGTCAGCTCTTAACTTAGAAGACATTGCTCTTAGGCTGTTGCCTTTAATATCCTTAGAGACATTATAATTGTTACGATATGCATCAACTAACGTCATACCTTTCTTGCCTCCTGTTCCTACAATGTCCTTACAGAACCCAAGCTGTTTAGCTGTCAGTTCCAC